CCCCCTCTCCAAAAGTTATCACACACCCTCGACATCATCAGCCCAATCCATGAGTCCACGTTCCCATCGTCGCGCCTCTCGTTTCTTGGCTTGGAGATACCCATCACAATGAGATATACATTCCATCAACATCGTATCGAAAAAACATTTTTCTTTGATGGACAACACTTCAGCGATAGCCAACATGTTGACGACCTTGGGATAACTCTCCCCATTGATCCACGCTCTGATTGTTCGATCACTGATCCCAGTCGCGCGATCCATATCGGCGAGAGTCATATCGTGTTTGATCATCAGTGATGTGATCCAAATACCAAATGACGACATCTCTGGTGATGGTCGTCTCATGTGTTGTCCGCTGGCCATGGCGTCCCCTCGTTGTGCTTGAGTGTTATGATTGTTATAGTGTATTCCCATTCTCCCCTTTTGTAAACTTTGGAGCCGGACAACTTCATGATTTGATGGTCGTCATCATAGACAACACCATTGAGAGAATCACAAACGGATCCAAATAGGTTTTGGAGATCACGACGACGACGATCACCAAACGTGACATCGAGATGGAGTTTGACTGGACCGGTGATGATTGGATGTCCAATGGCGTTCATGATCTCAATGGCTCGCGCTTTCAACATCGCCTCAAATGTTCTCGTGGTCTTGTCTTTGATCATCCGTTTTCCATAGACTCTCATCCGATTCTTTTTGGCTGGGATCTTCCCATAGTTGTGGATTTTGATCATCATTTTGATCGGTCCTTTCGACGTTTCCACAACGACTCACAAGCCCAATATCGCGCCTCCAGTTTGGTGGCCGGATCGGTGTCACATCTCATCCGAGCGCGAAAATTCTCATTGGCTCGCGCGCTATAGTTGTGGCGATAGCCAACCGATCCAAATTTGATCAACTTCTCCTCTCCATCCTTGCAACCTTTGACAACCATTTTCTTGACACCATATCCCGGCTCCCCTCGTGTCAGTGGTCGTGGTTTGTTACACGTCATTTTCTTTTTGTCTATTGCCATAACATCTCCAAATGTTGGACCCAATCACAATATCTCATCTCATTGATGGACTCTGGTTCTCTCCACAATCGCCACATCTCCACCTCCATATCAACGCCGCTGGAGTATTGGCCATCATCATCCAACACCACCCACAACTCGGATTTGTCGAAGTGGGCCACCATCATGAGCGTGTTGAGAGTTTGTGTCACCGCTTTGATTTTGTCACCATAGGCGTTGGTGTGGATCATTGGATGTGGACACATTACAACCACCTCATGACCACGATCGGATTGACTGACCAATCGAGTGAGATGGGTCAATCGTTTGATCCACTTCTCTTGATCGCCATGATATGGACCGATGATGTATATTGGTCTCATCGTCCCCTCGTGACTCGTGATCTCAATCGGTTGGATCGTGTTGGACGTCGTGTGGCTCTGGAGGCCTCGAACGCGTTGTCATAAGAATCGCCATCCGCTTCTCGGACCACTGTGGATCGTGGTGTGTTGTCCTTTTTCATGGCTCGTATCGCTTGAAGTACGGCCAATGGAGCCACCGGGATTGGGAGACCGCGATCGGCTTTGGGTTTGTCGATTGGCGCTCCACTCACCTCCAATCGTCCTAATGACTCCAAACGTATGGCCACCGCTGTGGCTTGGTCTTTGTCCATTCCCAATCTCGCCATAAACTTTGGGATCGCTCTCTCGATTCGATTGTGAGCGCTCCGATCGCTGGTTGGAATAAATATATTTTGGGCCATCGTCCTCTCCATTTGGGTGACAATCACATGGATCACATCCACACACATCACAAAAGTTATATCTCATCATACATCATCATTTTGGTTGGTTCATAAACTCGACACAATCAATGACCAAATCTGTCATGGATTGAGATGTCATGTCACCAATACACTCGATGATCCATATCCAATCATCAAATCTCAACGTGTTCTCACCATTGATGATCCGGTATAGTTTTCGGATGTGGATCCCACTATAATCGCTCAAATTGATGATGGTCACCATATTGGGATCCAACTGGGAGCGAATCCACTCTCCAAATGTGTGTTGATGTCTCGACATGTCCACAACATAACACAATCAACGCCATCATGACGACATTGTTTTCTCACACGTTTTCACACCAGTTTCACACGTGATCAAAACTGGGATGATCTCGACACTGTGAGGATACTTCATCAATCGAGTGGGTGATTTTCCACAAATCAACGCTCTGGAGTATATACCCCTATACCCCCATAGGTATAAAAAGTTTAGAACAAAAAAAGTGTGTTTTTTAGTGTATATTATTCTATTCTCTCGACACTGTGGGGTTTGTAGGATTTTCGCCACGTGTGAAATACGTGTGAAACTGGTGTGAAATACGTGTGATATTGGCGTGAAACTGGTGTGAATTTTAGACCGGGTGTGGCCATATATATCAAAAATAGACGTGATATATCAAAAATAGACGTGAAGTATCAAAAACAAATAAGTTATCCACACATGTTGATAACTCTGTGGATAACTTTTTGGAGGCTGTTGATAACTCTGTGGATAACTTATATAAACTCGTCACTCTCGGACTCGGACTCATCCTCAATCATTTGGGACTCCTCCATATATGTCAACGTCCTCAACACACATTGAATCACTCGAAGTGTTTTGGGATGTTCATGGTGTTCATCAAACTCCACTCCATCATTGGTGAAGTTGACCAACATCACCTCATCATCACCATCCCAGACATATCCAACACCATTGTGATGGACATACATCAAATCCAATGACTCGATGGCCGTCTCAAAGTGATTGGCGGCGGCTATTGGATCGATGACCGTGTTGGTCTCAATCCCTCTCATCATCATTTTGACGAGTTGGACGATTGATTGACTCATGGACATAACATATCATAACTTATCCACACCTGTGGATAACTCTGTGGATAACTACAAAAGCCCCCAGCGGTTCGACCGTTGGAGGCTGTGGATAACTCTGTGGATAACTTTTATTTGGACTTTTTCCATACTCGTCTTGAGCCACGCCGCTTGGATTCATATCCCAGTTGAGCCATGATGGCCGCGATCCGTTTGGCGTTCCCAGTGTGGGAGATGTGGAGTGGAATATCCATCGCCTCAACGATGTCACTGGTGGATGTGTCAATGGTCCCCTCGTCACGATCCATCATGATTTTGTTGACCTTGTAAGCCCATGGATCATCGACTAGGTACGCGGTTTGATAGTCTTTGAGCACTTCCTCATATTCCTCATCCAACCACCATTTGACACCTTGTTTGTAATAATAGATAGCCTCACACCATATTTGGACTCGATGGGTTTGGAGATACTGGAGATTGATCTTTTTGAGGATCTTGAAAATCCAAAATCGGCGCTCTGGACCATCATCCATGAATTGATAGTTATTGGTGGAACCCACAAAACATGTTCGGCGCTTTCGTTTTACTGGGAGTTTTCCATACGATGGCCGGTACAAATCCTCACTCGTGGTGATGAATTGTTTGGCGACATCGGCGCTCTTTCCTTGGAGATCCTTGAGTTCGGCCAACTCCCACACCCACATCCCCGCTTGATGGATTTTCTCCAACGCGTCTTTTTTGCCAATTGGGAGATCGGCGCGCGTGAAGTATTCACCGGCCATGATCTCCATCAACATGGATTTTCCAACACCTTTGGGACCCACCATGATTGGCATTGTGTGAACGTGACAACCGGGATCATATATTCGAGCCACAAAAGCGATCCACATGAGAGCCGACATCCGTTGGATCAATGGACGATACTCATCCAATGTCTCACAATTGAGCACTTTCTCGGCTAGATTCTCAATACGTCCAACGCCATCCCACGCCGGGAGACTTTCCAACCAATCTTTGATTGGTGTATGGATCCGAGTGTTGGCAACTCTCAACACCGCTCCCTCCAATGACTTGTTCCCAACGGTGTAACGATATCGAATCTCCATATCCAACGCCATCTCCTCAATCACCGCGTCACTCACCATGGATCCACGCCACAAAACTTGATCGGCGTGTTCCCAAAAGACCAAATCCGAGTATTTTGGATCATTCTCCAAAATGATGTTGGTGTTGATACGACATGTCTTTGGAATCACTGGTTTTTTGAGGTTGCCATGTTCATCATATTGGGGTTTGGGCTTTGTCAGTTTGTCCCAAGTGGCCACATCGGCTCCCATTGGAAGTGTTGGATCAACTGTGGACTCCACATCATCCACCATACGGATCCCCAATGTTTTGGCCATCTCCAGAAGTCTCTCACGAGCCTCTTTTTGTTTGTCTGTTGTCATTATTCTATACTCCGATTTTGATATGTTTTGATTGTTGGTTTGGTTGTTATGAGTTCGATTGATTTGATCATAAATCTCAATTGTCCATCATCATCATCCATGACCGCGGCCGCGATTTGTTGGAGACGAGAGATTTTGAGGTTGTCTGGATGGCGACACCAGCCATAAACGGTCACCGTACACACTCCCACCTCATCGGCTAGGTTTTTGACTGTGATGTCTCGTTTGGCGATGACTCTCATCAACCACTCGCCCCATCTCGATGAGTCCTTTGGAATACGTATATCATATATCATATATCACCATGGGAGTTGGAGTTGGATTTGATGACGTTGGATTCGATTGACCGCTCTGGAGACATAATCACCATCCACCTCATAGGCTGTCAACTCATATCCCATATTGTGACACGCGATCCCATGGGATCCACTTCCAAAATGGGTATCGAGTATTTTATCACCTTTGGTGGCGAATCTCTCCAAAATCCACTCGTACAATCGGACCGGTTTTTGAGTTGGATGGATCTTTCCACCTGTTCGGTTGTCATATTTGAACAGTGGAGCCGGTTTGGAATATGATGTCCACGCCATCTCCCACTGACTGAAGTTCTCCCATGGTTGACATTTATCCCACGCGATGACACAACGAGTGGGAGGGAGATCAAAGTAGTTTCCACCCCAAATGATTTGATTTTTGGAGACTCTCATCAACTCGTCAAAATACTGTTGATTGGGAGCGATGTCCCAGCGTTGGATCTTGTCATCTTGGTTGAGCGCTCGTTTGGCAAGTTTACCGGCTCCACGATAGGCGTTGGAGTTCCCCAATTGATATGGTGGATCAACGATGGCCAAATCAAAACAATCATCATCCATCTCTCTCATGGCCTCAACACAATCTCGGTGGTGAAGTGTGATTTTTTCCAATGTATATGTTTTCATGTCAATGTCTCCAGTTTACCCCACCATCCACATGAGTTGACGTGGTTACATGATGGCCATTTTGTTGAGTTTGGGAGTGATGGGTTGATCGAATAGAACACCGAGCGCCGGCCACATGATGGACACAAAATATATTTGATGTACTCTCCAGCGATACGGCCACCGGCGTTGAGTCCAACACGTTGTCTCAACTGTGGATCCATCATAGCACTATCCAACGATTGAGGTTTTGATCGGTCGATTTGTGGACGTGGTTTGGGCTTTGGGAGTTGGATGTGGTCATACTTCAACTCCAATGGATTCTCGATCCAATAGCCACTCCGATGATACTGGGATGGGTGACATGGATGTGATTGTGGCCACTGTTTGGAGCCATCGTGACGAGCCATTTTGGAGTCACGAGTCCATCCATATCGGAAATAGACACGAGCCATATCTTTGATCGCTTTGGTGTCTGGGACTCCCAATCCAACCACGTTCATCCACAACTCAAACGAGGCGCGCCAAATCTTCTCCCAATCGGATTTTGGAAGTGGTTTGGCCAATGGGATGATGACACGATACTTTTGGTGTGTTGGCGAGTGTGAGGCGCTGGTGTGAGCGATTGTGGTCCAACCACGTTGAGCGAATAGACTCCAGACATCAAATGGTGTGTCTCCATCGTCCATATCATACACCAACATTGAGATGGTTTGAGCGTTGGAAGTCGAGCGCGTTCCATTGAATATGGTTGGACTCCACAATGAGAGACGTGATTTGTCATCAATGGCTCGATGGACTGGTGTTGTGAGACCTCGACAAATAGACTCCACATCCATGGTGATCTTTTGTCCATTCCGTTGGTGTATATTGTCAAATAGTGTTATACTATACTCGGACATGTTGATTTTACTCCAATATTGTTCTTGATTGTTAAATGGTTGAAGTGGAGAGGGAGCCGGCCAGCGTCCTCTCCTCTTTTTCGTTTAATGGATTGACTCGGACATGTCCACCAAAATGGTGTTGATGTCGCTTTGGTCCACTTTGGCGATGAGTCGAGCCAACTTGATGAATGTGTCCACACTGGGGAGGCTTTGGTCATTTTGCCAATTATGGATTGATTGACGTGTAACTCTCAAATAACTCGCCAACTGGGTTTTGTTCCAATCATACTCACTCATGATGTACTCCAAATAGGCTCCAAAACTGTCATGGCGATGGTGCTCCAGTTTTCTCCAGTGGATCCACTGTTCAGCGGCTGTCATGGAATCAAAACGGAGATGATCATATCCACCATTGACAAAATACTTCCCCTCAAATGACCAATCTCCAATCTCGATGTCCCATTTGACATAAATCTCGCCAATGACATCTCCATCAATGGTGATTTGTTCAAGTTGTGATTTTTGGAGACGATTGGCGGCGCGGCCATAGTGTTTGATGTAACTTCGTTCATTTTGTGTCATTTGGAGCCTCGAAAATGGTTTGAACAACGATGGATTGATAAATGGTCCAATGTTGTTCGAGTGGATAGTGTTGAGTGATTTTGTTGACGATGATCATGATTTGATTGTATGTTGGTTCCTCACCACCATTGATGATCTCATCGAGTTTGATGTGATGGATGTTGGTTTGACGAGCCAAATCAATGACACTCCATCCCAACTCGTCCATATACTTCTTGATTTGTTGTCCAGTGGTCATTTTATCTCCATGTGATAACTGTTTGGACCTTTAATGTGATCCGATACTTTATAAGTTGAGAACGGCCCATACGCTTGCTAAATAAGTTTTCCCATTGATGTATTTTGACAATTTCTTTGTGATACACAAAAATTACAATGTTTTGATGTTTTATGATTGTTTGAATCTGTTTCTCCAACCAATCATCAGTTATCTCCATCAACAATTCATTTTGTCGATCTTCTTTGGTTGATGTAAACTTCCCAGAGATGTTGAGAGAAAAAATTCGATCTTCGTCTAAATGTATAACTTCCATTTTACACTCCAAAAACGTGGCAAATGAGAGCCATGAGAATTGGACCGGCCATGAGAACAGCGCCAACCATGAGAGTCCCAGCGATATGATTGATGATTTTGTTTGACATGATGTCTCCTTTGATTGTTAGATTTGATAAAATGTAAAATCGTCAAATGAATCGTGATCATAATTGTCAACGACCCAATCAATTGGACAATTACAAGTTACAGAGTGAGTTTTTGTTGATCCATCGTGAAAATAGATTGTGATTTTGTATGACATGATGTCTCCGTTGATTGTTAGGTTGTGAACATTGTGTCCACATCTCAATCGTAAAATATATTTGTCAGTGTGTCAATATATTTGTACACTTTTATTTATTTATTTTTACTGACACCAAAATAGTCCCCATATCACCGACACAACAAAAAACGTGATAAAATCATTTTGTAAACTTCTCACGTGGTGCAAAATGAAAAA